AATGAAAGAATCACTTTGTTTTGATGACATCCTTTTGGTGCCACAACACAGCTCAGTAAAGTCAAGGCACGACGTAAGATTAACAATGTCAATTGGTTATGGGGCAAAAGAAATTAGTCTTTATACGCCAGTAATTGCATCACCAATGGATACGGTCTGCGATGTAGAGATGTGTAAAGCCATGTCTGACAGAGGTGGGCTAGGAATCCTTCATAGGTATATGAGTTACGAAGAACAGATAGCAAAGTCTCAAGACCTCATTGAAGACAAATATAATTTTGGAGTAGCCATTGCGTCTAACAATGGCTTTCTATCACAGGCAGATAGCCTATACAAGATGGGTGTAAGAATATTTTTAGTTGATACCGCTAATGGTCACAGTGACAATGCAATTAATGCAGTTAAAGAACTTTCATTAGCCCTGCCAGATGCACATATTATGGCAGGCAATGTTGCTACTTACGACGGATTTAAAAGACTTGCAGAGGTTGGAGCAGACTCTATTCGTGTTGGAATAGGTGGTGGAAGCGTATGTACAACAAGGATAGTAAGTGGTCATGGAGTTCCTACTGCTCATTCAATATCTGAAGTAGCATTGCAAAACGAATATCAGTGTTCAATTGTTGCTGATGGTGGAATTAGAAACAGTGGAGACATGGTAAAAGCTTTTGCTTTGGGAGCAGATGCAGTCATGCTGGGATCAATGCTTGCTGGAACAGACGAATCACCAGGAGAAGTATTTGAGTCAAATGGAACAACTGTTAAGCACTTTAGGGGAATGGCCTCTGATAAAGCTCAAATTGATTTTATAGGAAAGTCTTCTGTTACAGAAGGTGTTTCTACAACGATTACATACAAGGGATCTGTCAATGCAATTATTGATCAGGTCAGGGGAGGCTTGGGTAGCGGGTGTTCTTATTCGGGGGTAGATAATCTATCATCCTTACATATACATTCAGAAGCTATTAAAGTTTCCCCATTAAGTGTAAATGAATCAAAACCCCACGCTCTGGTGGTATAATAATCTCATGTTTAATAAAATTTTTAAGAATAATTTTGCAAAAGTAACTAATGAAGATATGGTTCTCAACATTGATAAGTTAAGAGACTATGAAGGAATGGAAGTTTGCGGCACCCATCCAGAAAATAACTCAGTTTGCGTTAAGATAAATAGTAATCGTGGGCTAGAGCGCAGAAAGTTTGAAAGATTTGTCAAGGACAATTGGGAGGGTAATGTAACCATTTGTGAAGATGGATGCATTGAGGTAAGCAAGTAATGCCCTGGGAAATTAAGCAAAACTATGGTGGTTGCGCTGGGTATGCAGTAGTAAAACAAGGAACTACTGAGATCGAAGGGTGTCATTCTAGTCAGTCAGCAGCACAAGACCAAATGGCAGCTTTGTATGCTTCCGAATCTGACAAGGCAGTAATTACAAATGAAGTTACTCCAAATAAATATCCTCAAGCAATAAAGCCAAAAAAGAAAAAAAGATTTACTGATTACGAAATGGTAAATAAAGCTGAACATATGAATCCTGAAGATCTTTTTAATCTTCTTGTTCCACAAGAGAAAGCTTTTTATAACTCTTTGATTAGAATCGCTGAAGAGTATGGCCCATTCGATAAGGCATCTTCAGGTGTGTGGGTTGGATATGAGTTGCCTAATGAAAATGAAGTTGCAAATATAGGCGTCAAGTGTGGAAACTGTGCCTTTCATTATGATAAAGCAGAAGGTACTTTAGGATGTAAACTGCTTTCTTTTGAAATACAAGAAAACTCAAAGTGTAGACTAGCAGCCATTCCAGATGGACTAGTAAATACAGAAATGGATGATAATATGAATGACAGCATGGATGACAATATGAATGATAATATGGACATGGACCACGACATGGATGACATGGGTAAGGCAGACTCTGTTCGTGTAGGACAAATGGTTTCCTGGAACTCAAGTGGCGGTAGGGCAACTGGTAAGGTAGAAAGAATTATTAGAGATGGTAAGTATAATGTTCCAAACTCAGACTTTACAATTACAGGTACTCCAGAAGCCCCAGCAGCAGTAATCAGACTATACAGAGATGGCAAGCCAACAGACACTAGAGTCGGTCACAAGGTAGGAACCCTTAGAGCTATGGGTAAGTCAATAGAAAACATTGATCTTATTAAAGAAGCTATTTCAGCATGGGATACAGAAGAGATTGTTGACAACTCTCCAGTACTCGAAAGTGATAGCTCAGAAAAAATAGAAGTTCCAGAAGATCTTTCTTCAATTTTCTCTAATATGCCAGCTCATGCAAAAAGAGTTAATACAAGAGGAAATGCCCCGATCTCACTAAATCTTTTCAGGAATGAAGAGCATGGCAGAAGAAACCTATAGCCCAACTGCTGGAATGAAAGCAGCAGCAAGGCGTGCCCTTAGATGGAAAGAAGAGGGCAAGGCTACAGGTGCTGGAACCCCTATTGGTTGGGGAAGAGCTTCAGATATTGTTGCAGGTAGGGCAATGTCTCTATCAACAGTAAAACGAATGTACTCTTTCTTTGCTCGTCATGAAGTTGATAAAAAGGGAAAAGATTTTTATAATACAAGCAATCCTTCTAATGGTCGCATTATGTGGGATGCCTGGGGTGGAGATGCAGGGTTTTCCTGGTCTCGTGCCATAGCTAATAGAGAATCAAAAAAACATGTTTGGATAGATTCACCATTCTCTTTTGAAAAATACTTGACAAAAGAGTAAAAAAAAGATATTATATATCTAACTAAAGGAGATGTAATGGATGAAGGACAGCACAGTAATCTACAAAGCATGGTTAAGCATAGTAGCAATAAACGTAATAAATTTGAGCATGATTTTGTTTACGATCAAATCACGACTGAATCCATCCTTAAAGGCTCTAAAGCAAGAGTCGAATAGAATTATGTCCATCCAGAACAAGAACATTGGAATGGAACCAATGATTCATGACCTTGAAGCAATTTTCAATGACAACTCTCCAAAAAGTCAACTAGATAGAATAAGAAGAAAAAATACTATTCGTGTCGCAATATTAGAAAGAAAAGCATATTGGGTTCATGATAATATTTTTTACGAAGCAGAAGTTGTAAACGGGCAAATCAATAATGAGAATGCCAAGCCAATAGATGCACATTCTTTGACTCAAAGAGACCTAAATAGACTGTTAATGATCCTTGACAGTATGAAAGACGGCTAATTATGACCCCCATGTTTTTAATATGGATTCCTATTGCTATCACACAGATTATACTTTTTAGTATTTTTCTTTTTAAATGCAAAAATACTGAACAGGTGATAGAAGAATCTATTGACATTATACCCATCTATGTATATAATAAGATGGCGTATTGGAAACAAAAAGATAGTCTTATGAGAGCACCATATAGGAACTCCTCAATAGACGTTGATAGTGGATCTAAAGTTGACGAACTCAACTCTGATTTGCTACCGTCTGAAATTATGGAAATTATTGCAGGACTAGAGAAAGTATAAAAATGATTATTGCAGTTGAGGGAACTAAGGGTTTTACAGACTATGAAACATTCATGAGAGCTATGGGTGTAGCACTTTCACAGCCTAATAACGAAAACGTTATAGAGGTATGGTCTGCTGGACCACATAAGATTAATAGTTTTACTGCTGCTTTTTGTAACTCTGCAGAGAATTATCTAAAACAAAAAGGGTTCAAAGTTATTTTTAAAAAATTGCCAGCAAGTTATATATCTGAGAATATATCTTATGTTTCTTATTTTGCCCACTTTGCAAATAAAAATGACAAGCCTTCACGAATTACCGCTGAAGCAGAGCTTGCTGGAATTGAAGTAGGGATCTTTAGATCATAATGCTATCAAACAAAGATGTTTCATTTCTCAACATGGCTAGATACTTTGCTGAAAAATCTGAAGAAAACAAAAAGCATGGAGCAATCATTGTAAAGTCTGGTCGTGTTGTTGGTACAGGATTTAATAGATTTAAGAATCACCCTCACAATATTCCAGAAGAACTTATCAAGGTTCATTGCTCCAGACATGCTGAGGAAGTTGCCTTGCGTGAAGCAGGTAGCAATTCTAGAGGAGCCATTCTTTATGTTGCAAGGGTTAATCGGCAGGGTATAGACAGGAATAGTAAACCATGTTGTGTCTGCAACGAGCTTATTAAAAGCTCTGGTATAAAGAAAGTAATACATACAATAGAGGAAATTTATGAGTCTTAACACCTGGTCTCTTATAGTCTTTGGAGCAGTTGCACTTTTATACATAATGGTGTACTCTTCAATGTTTCAAAAATCAAGTATTAAAAAGTTCGTCCTGTTAATAATAGCGTGGGTTATTCATATGGTTACTATCTTGTGGTACGGAATTGCTACCAATCAGATAGGTTTTATCTTATGGTTTGCCCTAGAGCTACTGGTGATATATTTTGTATATGTCATAACTGGAAAGGTATTCAACAATGATAGTATCCAATCAGAATGATGCTGAAGAGATCGTAAGTAAAAACTCTAGCTTATCTTGGGATGGGTGGGATATAATTCACCTTGTAAAAGATGACTATGCAGAGTACTTGCATGTAGGATTCTTTGATAAGTCAACGATGCAGTGGTATAGGAAAACAGTTTACCCATGCATCGATCAGGGTTGGGATCTTCCTGAGTCGGTGATGTGATGCCTAAAAAAGATTGGAAGCTAGACGCAAAATGTTTAAACTTAGATACAAACTTCTTCTTTGATAAATATGAAGAGGACCTTGATTTAAGACAAGCAATAGATTCTTTATGTCAAAGTTGTCCTGTACAAAGACAGTGCCTTGCAAGTGCCATTAGTAGGCAAGAGTGGGGAGTCTGGGGAGGGGTTTACTTTGAAAAGGGTAAGATATCAAAAGAGTTTAACAATCATAAAGACAAGAACAAATGGTTTAATGTTTGGTCATCTATAACTATGGAGACAAAATGATTTATACATTGGCTATGCAAAAAGCAGTAAGATCAATTAAACCACCACATGAATTCGTAATCGACATAGTTGAGTACGATCTTGACCCAAGGAACAGATTCATTGCAGTCAGGTTCTATGAGTCACAATGGGGCTATTACAACGAATCAGAAAGAATTCGTTGTGTAGCTTATTTAGAAAAAATAAGAAAAGCCTTGACTTCTTTCGGAGTTAAGGTTACACTAGAGCCAGTCATTGATACTGGTGACACACTACCAAGTAAATTAAAAACTAGAGGAAATGGATTCTTAAAATGAGTATGATTACGGTAATTGGAAATCTAGTAGCAGATCCAGAAACAAAGGATGCTGGGGGCCATAAGCTTGCTAAGCTTAGGATTGCAAGCAACGAGCGTATCAAGGATGCTAACGGTGAATGGAAGGACTCTGACACTACATACATTGATGTTACTTGTTGGAGGAAGCTTGCTGAAGGCTCTGTGTCACTTAAGAAAGGGCAGAGGGTCATTGTTCATGGAAAGCTAAAGGGCCGATCATTTCAGCGTAAAGATGGAACAAATGGTTACGCTTATGAAATTGAGGCAACAGACGTTGGTCCATCAATAATCTCTAGGGGAAGCGACAATGCTTCCTCAACATTAAAGTCGGAAGTCATGCCAGACATAGACAACCCCTGGGGTGAGTAGTGGTAGGTCCAGACGAAGCTGATCGTTTGGAAAGGTCCTTTACTGCAGCCTCTAGTAACTTGAGAAAGTCTCTAGGAGGAAAGCCAGGGGATTCAAGTGAAAAAGTTTATTCAATTGAATATCAAGCATTGGTAAAGGCAGGGCTAAGACCTCAGCTAAGAAAGAAATACCGATAGTATTGTGGGCAGGTCAGAAATGATCTGCCCCTTTACTGTATAATTAAGAATAAACAAGGGAGCTATTATGGAAATTAAAAAGAAGTGTGACATCATTGAAGAGTTTATCAGAGAGCATTTCTTAAAAAACATCTTCATTGACGATGCAGAAGTTGAAGATTTTATTTCATACAACAACCTTGGAATACCACTTGCACAATCAGTCTCCTATAAACTTGCCGACCCAACACTAGAGGGTCTATCTTTAATTGAAGAAACTTGGCAATTCCTTTGTAGCCTGTTTGGGGTTGATCCAGATGGGGAATATGAAGATCTTGATGAATTCTTAGAGAGCGAGGAAGATTGAGTGAAATACCTTTTACCTTTGGAATAATAACTGTCTATGAAGATAAGGCTAGACTTCAAGAGATAATACTGTCTATTCGTAATCTTAATATCCCTGACTATGAAATCATCTTTGTTGGTGGTGGAGACTCAAGCGGTATTGATGGAGAAGATATTCGTATCATAGACTTTGATGAAAATCAAAAACCAAAGTGGATTACTCGTAAGAAAAATATTATAGTCCAGAATGCTAGATATGATAACGTAGTTCTTCTGCATGACTACCATGTCTTTGACCCAGGTTGGTATGAAGCTTTTAAAACTTTTGGAATAGACTGGGATATTTGTTCTTGTCCACAGTATTTAATTAATGGTTATCGTAATCCTATGGACTGGTCCCTATGGGATAAACCTGGACATGGAAGAGCTTGGTCTCTTAATTATAATGATTGGTCACAAACACAATACATGTATATTTCTGGCGGGTTTTTTATCGTAAAGAAACATGTACTGCTAGAAGAACCACTTGATGAATCTCTTGTGTGGAATGAAGAAGAGGATGTGGAGTGGTCAATGCGGGTTCGTAATAAATATGTAATGAAGTGTAATGGCAACGCAATTGTTAGGCATAACAAATGGCATAGACATGCAGGGCCACAACAGTGAATAAGTTAGTTATTTTTGATCTTGATGGTGTGTTAATGGATTCTCGTGATTTGCACTTTGATGCATTGAATAATGCTATTGCATTTGTTGCCCCAAAATACTGCATAACCTATCAAGAGCATGTTGCAAAATATGACGGACTCAGTACAAAGAAAAAGCTTGAAATGCTTACAATTGAAAAGGGTTTGCCAATAGATCAACATGATTTTATCTGGAAACAAAAACAAGAAGAAACCATAGCATTGCTAGAGAACTTTCAATACAACGTAACTGCAATCAAAATTATGTTTGCGTTAAGAGATCGCAAATATAAAATAGCAGTGGCAAGCAACAGCATTAGAGATACCGTCAGAGTAGCATTAAGCTCATTAGGATTGCTTCACCTTGTTGACTATGTTGTTAGTAATGAAGATGTTAGGCATCATAAGCCTTATCCAGAGATGTATTGGAAATGTATGACGGCCTTAGATGCTCACCCAAGAGATACAATAATTGTTGAAGATTCTCACATTGGAAGAGAGGGTGCAAAGGCATCTGGTGCTATACTATACCCAATAAAGAATTCTGATGATTTAAGCTATGAAAGGTTTGTAAACATGCTGGATAAGGTTGAGAATCAGGCAACTATTCCATGGATTAATAAAGAGATGAACGTTCTTATTCCTATGGCTGGAGCAGGATCAAGGTTTGCTCAGGCTGGATACACCTTCCCTAAGCCACTGATTGAAGTACATGGAAAGCCAATGATTCAAGTGGTTGTAGAGAATCTTAATCTTGATGCTCATTACATTTTCTTAGTACAAAAAGAACATTATGAAAAATATAATTTAAAGCAAGTGCTAAACCTTATTGCCCCAGGTTGTGACATTGTTCAGGTTGATGGGATAACAGAGGGTGCTGCCTGCACCACCCTTCTTGCAGAGAGTTTAATTGATAGCGACAAGCCATTGGTTATTGCAAACTCAGATCAGGTTATGGACTGGGATGCAAATGAGGCTATGTATGCATTCACAGCTTCTAATGTTGATGCAGGAATAATGACCTTTAAAGCAACTCATCCAAAGTGGTCTTATGCAAGACTTGATGACAACGGTTTTATTGTAGAGGTAGCAGAGAAAAATCCAATATCTGACAACGCTACAGTTGGAGTTTATTACTGGAAGCATGGATCAGACTATGTAAAGTATGCAAAGCAAATGATTGATAAGAATATTAGAACCAATAATGAGTTTTATGTTTGCCCAGTTTTTAATGAAGCTATTGAAGATAACAAAAAAGTTAGACCAAAGTTCATTGAAAAAATGTGGGGCATTGGAACTCCAGAAGATTTAAATTACTATTTAGAAAATAGCAGGGAGGCATGATGAAAAATAAAAAAGATTATTTAAAGATGCAGAGCGATCATTATGAGGGGTATGCAGAAGCATGGTCCCTAACATATAGAGACCCTGTTGTTGGATCATATGATGCCCATAATGACTGGCCTGACTATGACACATACC